CCGGCAAGACGGTCCAGGTTCCGCTGATCGGCACCTCCACCGCCACCGAGTTCTCGACCGGCGGCTACCTCACCCAGGACGACGCGACGATCACCGCCGCCAACGTCACCCTCAAGCACTTCAAGGTGTCGAGCCGCTTCTCGCCCCTCGACGTCAAGATGTATGGCGCTCAGTTCCTCTCGAACGCCTTCGTCCCGACCGCCGCCAACGCCCTCGCTGAAAAGTGCCTGGCTGAAATCGGCGCGCTCATCACGAACGCCAACTACGCTTCGTCCGTCGACACCGGCGCCGCGCTGACCTACGCTGAAGTCGTGACCGCCAAGGGCGTGCTCGACGCCGCCAAGGCCGCCGAGCCCCGCGCGTTCATCCTGAACAGCACCTACGCCAACGGCCTCCTGGGCGACGCTACCATCATCGGCAACTCCGTCCTCGGTGCTGGCATCCTGACCTCCGGCCAGATCGGCACCCTCGCTGGCGCCGCTGTCTACCAGTGGAACAGCCTCCCGGCAAACGCCGAAAACCTCGCTGGCTTCGCCTGCGGCGCTGACGCTATCGCTGTCGCCTCGGCCCTCCCGATGTCCGAAATCCCGGGCTTCGAGGTCGCCAACGCTGTCGACGCCGACACCGGCCTCGGCGTCCAGGTCCTCATGGGCCAGGAGCAGAGCGGTTACTACAACGTCACCGCCACGCTGCTCTTCGGTGCCGCTGTCGGTCGCGCGACCTCCCTCCACCGCCTCAAGACCGCCGCCTAATAGCGGTCCAAGGCTCGAACGAGGCTCCCAGCAATGGGGGCCTTTTTTGTGCCCCCTACCAATCCGGGCAAGTATAGGATGAGCCTCTACGGAACCGAGTTTCTCAACGACGCCAAAGAGATGGTGGCGGACTTCGGCGTGGCCGGGTCGGCCAACTCTGGGGCCATCACCTTCTCCTGCCTTATCTCCGACCCCGCCGTGCAGACCGTGCTCGAAGCAGGGGGGTATATGGAGCGGACCCAGTATACGGTTAGGCTCCCCGCTGTAACGGCCTCCTGGAGCCAGCCAGACGGGTCTATTGGGGCATCGGCGGCCCTACTGTCCTCGGGTGCCCCCATCGCCTCCCTCGCCCAGGGGAAGAAGATCGTGGCCGGCGGGAAGACCGTCCGCATCACGACCCAGACCTACAAGCCCGGGTCGGCATGGATCACGCTCGTCGTCATCGACGATAACCAGTAACCCCTGTGGTCACCGTAAGCATTACGCCTGACTCCCAGGCTAAGTTTCTTGCGGCCCTCAAGCGCTTTGCCAAGAAGACCGGGCAAACCCTACGCGACGCCTGCCTAGAACAAGCTGCGCTGGCCTGCCAAGACGCGGCGACCTTTACGCCCCCGCTGGCGAAAGGTGGCGGCAAGGGGCTATCCAAGGCCGCCGAGATGGCTGGCGAAAACGCCGTAGCCGGTGACATCAAGAAGATGTTTGTCTCGGCTAATGACCGCTACTCAAGGAATGCGGCCAACGTCTTGGCCACTAACCTTGCTTACGCCACTAGGAATAACGACATCGGGATGTTCAACAAGCTGATCGGTGGCGGGTCTATGAAAGCGCTCAAAAGCCTTTCTCCAATCTTGCAGAGGATAGCCAATGACCAGGACTATGACCGGGCGTTCAAGAAGGCTAAGAACTATCTGAACCGAGCCGAAATCGTCCTAAGCGATTACGGAACCATCGGGTTTGTCTTCAATATCCGGCCGGTCCATAATCAAATCAAAGGCAAGTTTGGAGGCCGCATCAAAAAGAATGTCCGACCAGTCAAAAAGAAGCTGCTCGTCGAGACCACTGCCGAACTCAAGGATTACATCCGCGAACGCCAGGAGATGGTCGGCCGCATCAAGTCTGGGTGGGCCTCCGCCCTTCGCTCCCTGCCTAAGCCTGTCATCAATGGCATCCCCAAGAACTTCGGCGTCGACCTGCTTAGCGTTGCTTGGATCAACAAGCACACCGGCGTCCAGGGAAAGAACACCGTATCGGCGACCGAAAAGAACGTCGACGTCAGCGTCACAAACATCCTCGGTAATATAGCGAACATCGCCACCGATGCGGATGTGCTCAGCCTGGTCTACGCCAACCGCGTCAGGCAGATGAGGGCTCGCGTGAAAGAGCATCTCGGGAAAACCATCGACGAAGCCAACAGCAAATAACCTTTATGGGAACCAAATCCATCCGCCACATCGTAGAGGCCACCTTGGCCACCTACCTCTCCACCCAGACCGGGCTGACCTCCGTGGCCTTCCTGACGGGCGACAGCGCCGCGACCCAGACCCTGCCCAAGGCCGTGGTCCTCTGCGAGTCCGCCCGGAGCCCTGCCGACCTACCCGAGGGCGAAGGCAACTTCAGCTGCTCGGTCCGCATCACCCTCTTCTCGAACGCCGACGACACGACCCTCGCCGATCACCGCGCCCGCTGCGCCGCCCTGTCCGGCAATATGCGCGATTTGACCAGCATCAAGGCGGCCTTCGTCACCTCGACCGACGCGGCCTGTTACGACGTCACGATGCAGTCCGAAGACGAAGGCATCGACGAGCGCTCCTGGGCGACTTCCTTCTCGTTTGACGTGCTGGTGGTTCTGCCCGCCTAAGACAATTCCAAAGCCTGCAATTACAAATGGCCGCCATCTCAAACGGAACCACCTGTATCTACGGAGTCGCGGGTACTGTCACCAACCTCTTCGTCCAGAGCTACAGCCTCTCGTCCTCGTTCAACGCGGACGTCACGGTGGTCGACGAGACGGGCATCACCAAGACCCACCGCATGGACGACCGTAAGTCCGAGATCACCATCGAAGGCATCGCCAAGACCACGTCCATCCCGGTCCTCGGCGCCACGCTCAGCTTCACGGTCAACACCCTTTCAGCCTATCCGTCTGGTTCGGCTTCCCTATCCTTTGTCGGCACCATCACCAAGATTGACGACAAGGGCTCGAACAAGGGCTTCACCGCCGTCACGATCACGGCGATTGATTACGAAGGCATCACGCCTGCCTAATTGACACCCCCGAAAAGGGGGCAGTCTAGAGGACAGTGGACCGTCGCTTCCTTAACGCCTACGTCGACCCGGCTCCTTTCAGGATTGTGGGTCGAACTCTTTACCCCTGGTGCCTCAAGTATCGGGTGCGTCTGATGGCCTTTGACTCCCCGCTGGTCACCGGCTCCCGCGGCATCACCCCTGCGGACCTAATCTTCGCCTGCCAAGTGTGCGCCGAAGAGCAGCTAGGCGACATAGGCTGGCGAGACCGACTTCGCATCGTTATCCTAAGCCATCACCCCGCCAAGTTCGAGCGCCTGCTTGAAGCCTTCGCCGGTTATATCCTCGTCCAGGACTGGCCGAAGTTCTGGGAGCAGTCGAAGACCAAGTCAGGGGGCGGCGACAAGGGCGTGCCTTGGCCGCTAAGTATTGTCGCTAATTTAATTGCGTCAGGGGTGCCCGAGCAACGGGCGTGGGAGATGCCGGAGTGCCAGGCCATCTGGCTCAACTCCGCCCTGGCTATCCGCAAGGGTGCGGACGTGGCGATCATGTCGCCCGAGGAGGAAGCCTTCATGGCCGAGGAGGAAGCCAAGGAGGCCGCCGCGGCTGCTTCCAATCCTGCAAAGGAAAGCACCCCCTGACATGGCCCAAGACCTGACAGTCAACATCAAGACGACCTCCGACGTCCCGCAGGCGATGGACAAGGCCAAGCAGGCGACGACTGGTTTCGGGAAACAGGTCGAAGACATTGGCAAGAAGTTCAGCACTTCATTCAAGGACATCTTCCTTTCCTTCCTCGGGCCTATGGCGCTGCTTACCGGAGCATTGGCTATTATCGGCAAGATAATTGCGGATAACCAAAGGAAACGCGAAGAAGCCAACCAGGCAGCCATTGACGGAACCAACGAGCTGATGTCCGCCGAGGACAGGTACTACGCCAACAAAAGGAACAACGAAAAGAAGGATAAGGAAACCGTAGAGCAAGCCAAGATTAGCCGCATAGAGATTACCAAAAGTTTCTTAGAAAATGACCCTAGGAGAAAAGAAGTCGTTGATGATAGAACATTTTACAGTCGCAGTCTAGACTACATTGCTAGCTTTAAAGAGGTTCAAGACAAGGTCCAAGCCATCATCGCTGAGGATATGAAAAAGAACCCTCAAAAAGCAGCGCTTGTTTCTGATAAAAAAGCCGAATCAAACTTCAAAGGCCCGGAAGGCTTCTCCAACGTGATCGGCGTCGGACCGAACCCGGTCATAGAGGCCATGGCCCGCCAGAACGAAATCGCTTTGGCGCAGCTCGCCGAGCTCCAGAAGATCTCCGGCAGCACTCCCGCCGGTCAAGGCGACTTCACCAAGGGCAACCAATCAAAATAATTTATGGCTATCATTGAACAAGGGGACACCCTACTGACTGGCATCCTTCAGCCTGGGTACAAAATCCAGACCGACGGCTACGGCCTTACCACTGCAGTCGGCGTATTTAAAGTCGACCAAGGCGGCACGTTCGACTTTGCGAACCGCGGTCAGACCTTCCCGGCTTCGGGGTTTTCATATCTCAAGGCGCATAAGGCTACCATGTCCTTTGACGCATTGAGCATTGCAACGGTAAGTGTCGACTACGTTGGGATTGGTCCTGGTTATAATAGCGGAACCCGCACGGACCCGCAGATCACCGGCTCGCAGGGCCTGACCTCCGAGCAGATCACGACCCACCCTAACTTCTTCGAGCTGGCTACTGGCTTCTCTGGAACACCTATTGCTGGCGTCGGGACTAGCCCAGGAACTAAGGCTGACCCAAACTTTCAAGCCATTGCCGGAACTAATCCCACGGAATATGGAGGCAATAATGGAGCAACCTTTGAAAGCGCGAAGGGCCGCAAGTTCCTTGGCTTTAAGAAGGCTGAGTTCAATGATTTCTACGGTAAGTCGAACTACCTTGCCCCGCAGACATCCTTCTCAGGTCACTTCTACACTACATCAACCGGCAACGTGACTGGGATGCGCGATCGTGTAGGCAAAACGAGCGGCACCAATCAGTTTAATTCAATCGCCTTAGTGCCCGCATACATCGGCACGACTTTCGTGAACGGCAGCAAGCATCAGCTTCTTCTGGCCCAGGTATCCTTTGAGGACTATGGCAGCCTTTACAAGGTCAGCTACGAAGTTCGCTATAACCGCGAAGGCTACGTCGCCTCTGTCTACGCTCCTGCCTAATGAAGATTCAACCTGGAGTCGGCTACAACTTCGACTCGTCCAGCAAGGGCTTCACGCTGGATATTTCTGACCCGTTCCCGAGTCGGGACGGCGTGGTCTCAGGCCACCCCTTCAAACTCATCAACGTCGCCCTGCGTACTTCGGGCGGCGCTACGACCGTCACCTATCAGGTCCAGTCCGGCACCATCAATAACCTCGTCCCTCTGATTGACGACTACGTCAGCGGCACCGAGGTCAAGTTAGACCGCGTCACGGCGGGGGTGGCTAACCCTCCGACAGGGGAACTGGCTTCGTCGAATTACGACGCCACGACCAAGACTTCTTACATCACGCTGCGGGCTGGGCCTAAGACTGCGGCTCCTTACACCTACCCAGACGACGACGATACAAGCAATCAGTACCCGGTCATCATCGGCGGCAACGTTGCCCCGACGACCCCCGACGACAACGTCTGGGGCTTCCTCGTCATCGGCACGATCACCGTGGACAGCATCACGACCCCGACGACTTTCACGGTGAACCAGAACGTCAGCGGCTCCCTCTGGGCTGACCGCATCAAGTTGGCTGGCATCACGGCGCGCTACTACTACGCCCGCATCTGATGGGCGAGGTCATCGGACAGTCGACGACGGGGGCCTACTCGACGTGGGCTCATTTGCGCTGCCCGCTCATCGGCGCTTACGATCAGTGGCAAAAGTATGTCGGCCCGGGCACGCAGTATCACAACCTGGTCATAGACTCAGGCTTTCACCCTGACGACGGCCTGTTCGTCCGGGTCGCCGGGTGGCCTTATTATCAATTTTGGGTGGACGTAAACAGCAACCCCCACTTAGAGCACGCAGGGCCGATTGTTGGATATAACAATGGGTTCGGGTCTTCCCCTAGTTACATCAGCGTAGGGGCTTATGACGCTACTTGGAACGACACGACCAACCCAGTTTACACCAGCGTGGACAACCTCCTAGACCTAAAGGACATCACGGACTCTTTGGTGGGCCTGACAGTGACTTACAGCGGGGGACGGCC